TTGGTTTGGGCACAGCTAGGTTTATAACAGGTAATTTAAACCGTATAGACAAACAAAACATACAACTAAAAACACCTACAGCAAACATAGCTATAAGAGGCACAGACTTTACAGCTACAGTAGATGAATTAGGTCGTAGCCTTATAATATTGTTACCAGATGCTTTTGGTTTATCTAGTGGTGAAATAGAAGTTGTTACAGCTACAGGCAGTGTTTTGCTCAACAAACCCTACCAAGCTACAACAGTTGATGTTTTTGAAAACGCTCCAAGCAAACCTGTAATACTAGATCTATCTCTAGATATTATTGACAATATGTTAATTGTTTCTCCACCTAAAGAAGATAGTCTAGCTCAAGAAGAAACATCAAGCACTAAAACAGTCAATTTATTAGATTTTAATGATTTAGATATTGACTACTTAAACGAAGATTTTTTAGAAAATGAAGACTTAGAATTTACAGAGCTTGATATAAATTATCTTGACGTTAATTTCTTAGAAGATTTACTAGATGTATTAGACACTTTAGATGTAGAAGAAGAAGAAGATCAGCTTGGATTAGCTACACGTGTCAATATTACAGGTACTCTGATAGGGCAGGACACTGAAACACAGATAACTACAATAGTTACAGGACAAACCATAAGTTTACGCAGACAAGTAAGTGAATCTGCACAAATAGATCTGAATGCAGGTGACGGTTATACAGTTATTTTAATACAAGATGGTGTTTCTAATATAATAAAAATTAATGGGGGTGGTGATAGCGTTATTACTATCACTCAAAGTGATTAATGAAGCGAATATTATTACCAATACTTATAATACTGTCTTTACCCTTAGTATTCCAAAGCACACCCACAGAGATACTTAAATTAAAAGTATTTGATGCTTTTGTTACTACACCAGAACCATCAGGTAATTTTGTTATCTTAAATATCACGGAAGAAGACGTACAAGACCAAGGTGGTTGGCCGTTTCCTAGAAGATCACTTGCACAAATACAAGTAGATTTGATTAGTGCAGGTGCTATGGGTATTGGTTGGGTGATAGCTTTTCCACAAGCTGATCGTATGGGTGGGGATGAGGTTTTTTCACATACTCTAAAATATGCACCTTCAGTCTTAGCAATGTTTGAAAATCCTAATGGAACTTATCCTAAAACTACAGGAACTGTTATCAAGGGTGATGATATTGGCGGTATGCCTACACCTGGTGTTATACAAAACATAGATGTATTACAAGAAAATGCTAATCAAGGTATTGCTAGTGCACCAGTAGACATAGATAACTTAGTAAGAAGAATACCATTATTACTAAAAACTCCAGATGGTTATGTTAGTTCTTTTGGTACAGAAGTTTTAAAAACACTTACAGGTACTAGAACTTACATTATTACTACCAATGAAGTCGGTATACAAGAAATAGCTGTAAGAGGAATACCACCAGTCAAGACAGATAGCCTTGGACGTAAATGGATCAGTTGGGTTGATACACCACAAACAACACTAAAGGAAATGAATGTAAATGGTAAATTTGTTTTTGTTGGTGTTACTGCTCCAGGAATCATGCCACAAGTTGCAACACCTGTTGGTTTATTAGAACCACATAAAATTCAAGCAGCATTATCTGAGTCAATATTGATAGAAAATTCTCCATTTGTGCCAGATTTTGCTTTAGCGTTGGAAATATTAATTTTTGGAATTTTTGTGTCGTTGACGTGGCTCGTAATCAATTATCTTGGTGTAACTAAGGGCATAAGCCTTGCTGTAGTTTTACTCTTCACTACGGGCTTTACAGGAGCTTTTAGTATTCAAAAGGGGTATTTGATAGATTTTTCATGGACTTTTGTATCTCAATTCATTACTGGAGCTATCGCTTTCTATCTAAACTTTAGAAAACAGTACAAATTACGTCAACAAATTAAAAAACAGTTTGAGCATTATCTTGATCCAAGACAAGTTAAAAAGTTACAAGACAATCCAGAGTCATTAGTTTTAGGTGGTGAACGTAGATATTGTACTTTCTTGTTTACAGATGTTCGTGGATTTACTGCTATGTCAGAGCAACTAGAACCAGAAGAAGTAACTGTAATCATGAACAAAGCTTTAACTATTCAAGCAAACGCAGTTAAAGAATACGGAGGAATGGTAGATAAATACATTGGTGATGCCATGATGGCTATATTCAATGCTCCAATAGATTTACCAAATCATGAAACATTAGCCGTGCTTTGTGCCAAAGAAATACAAGAAAATATTAAGAAAGCTGATATTGGTGTAGAAATAGGTGTAGGTGTAAACACAGGATATGCTGTTGTTGGTAATATGGGTAGTGATACCAGGTTTGATTATACGGCTATTGGTGATGCTGTAAATCTAGCAGCTAGATTAGAAAGCTCAACTAAAGAAGTTGGCGAAGATTTGGTGATAGGTTATGATACTATAACAGCGAAAACATTTAGTGATCAAATAATACTAAAAGAACTGGATAGTATTTTTGTGAAAGGTAAAAAGAAAAAGATAAAAATATTTACTATTGCATAATATGAAACAAGAAATAACAACAAACGATTTAGTAGCAAGACTTACAAAACTAGAAACAATTTCACATGAGCGTTGGAAAACCGCATTTAATGAATTTTCTGATATTAAAGAAGAAATAACTCATATAAATTCAACCATCAAAGCTACTACCTTTGGTGTCTTTGGTTTTCTAGGTGCTTTATTTATAGCAGTAGTAGTTAATATGGTAATGATATGAAAGGATTACTAAAGAACATAGTAGGTGCTGTTGCTCCTACACTAGGTACAGCAATAGGTGGACCTATGGGAGGCATGGCTGCAAACATGATTGCAGATGTATTAGGTGTGCCTAATGATCAAAAATCAATAGAAAAAGCTATACAAAACGCTACACCAGAACAAATGCTAGAACTTAAGAAAGCTGAACAACAGTTTGAAGTTCAAATGAAAGAACTTGATGTAGATGTATTTAAGCTTGAAACAGCAGATAAACAACACGCAAGAGGTATGTTCAGCAAAGACTGGACAGCTAGAATCATAGGCATAGCAACTATAGGTGGCTTCCTTGGTTATATATTCTTAGTAACATTACAACCACCAGAGCAAAACTCTGAAGCTTTAATTAATCTTGTTTTAGGCTATCTTGGAGGGTTAGCTAGTGCGATTATTTCGTTCTATTTTGGAGCATCTCACTCAAACGACAAAGGAGAGTAAAATGCAGATTTCTAAGGAAGGTCTTGCACTGATCAAAAAATTTGAAGGGTGTGAGCTAGAAGCATACAAGTGTGCAGCTGGAGTTTGGACTATAGGATATGGTTCTACTAAAGATGTAAAAGAGGGAGATAGCATAACTCAAGAAGAAGCTGACGATCTTTTACTGCATGAAATGAAAGAATACGAAGGTTATATACATGATCTTGTTTCAGTAGATTTAGATCAAAATCAGTTTGATGCATTGGTTTCTTGGGTATTCAACTTAGGACCTACGAATTTAAAAGCTTCTACTTTACTAAAAGTCTTAAACGCTAAAGACTATGAGGGTGTGCCAGCACAAATAAAACGGTGGAATAAAGCTGGTGGCAAGGTTCTACAGGGACTTATAAGAAGAAGAGAAGCAGAATCTTTGCTGTTTGAAGGCAAAGAATGGCATGAGGTATAACGATGCCATTGCAGAAGCTTACATTTAGACCGGGCATAAACAGAGAAGGGACAGCTTACGATAACGAAGGCGGTTGGTTTGATTGTAATTTAGTACGTTTTCGTAAAGGTAGACCAGAAAAGTTTGGGGGGTGGCAAAAACTTACTACTAACACGTATTTAGGAACAGCTAGAGCTTTACATTCATGGATTTCATTAGCTGGAACAAAATATTTAGGTTTAGGTACAACGTGGAAGTATTACATTGAATCAGGTAATGTATTTAATGACATTACACCTATTAGATCTACCACAGCAGCTGGTGATGTTACGTTCTCTGCTTCTAATGGTGATGCAACGATTACAGTCGCAGACACAGCTCATGGTGCTGTAAAGAATGATTTTGTAACATTTTCAGGTGCAGCAACATTGGGTGGCAATATTACAGCAGCAGTGCTAAATCAAGAATATCAAATAGCAAACATAGTAAATGCAAACAGTTATACCATAGAAGCTAAAGACACTTCTGGTACAACTGTAACAGCTAACGCATCTGATACAGGAAATGGTGGCTCATCAGTAGTTGGAACTTACCAATTAAATGTAGGTTTGGATGTTTACGTTCCAGGAACAGGTTGGGGTATAAACGGTTGGGGTTCTGGTGCTTTTGGTAGCACATCAGCTTTAAGTGATACAAACCAATTACGTTTATGGTCGCATGATCATTTTGGTGAGGATTTAATTATAGGGCAAAGAAATGCTGGTATATATAAATGGACTGAAAACAATGGAGTTGGTACAAGAGCAGTAGAGCTATCAGGTATATCAGGTGCTAACTTAGTGCCAACTAAAGGTCTACAAGTAATTACCTCAGAAAAAGATAGGCATCTCATAGTGCTTGGATCTGATCCTATATCAGGATCAGCAAGAACAGGAACTATTGATCCAATGCTTATTTCATTTAGTGACCAAGAAAATGATTTAGATTTTGAACCATTATCTACTAATACAGCAGGTTCACTCAGACTATCTTCAGGATCATCAATCATTGGTGGTGTTAAAGCTAGACAAGAAATATTAGTTTGGACTGATACAGCTTTATACAGTATGCAATTTATAGGTCCACCATTTACTTTTGGTATAAATTTAATAAACGAAGGCACAGGACTAGTAGGTCCAAAAGCAGCAATAACAACACCTAGCGGTGTTTACTGGATGAGTTATAACAACTTCTACACATACAATGGTAGCGTACAAACATTACCTTGTTCTGTTCATAATTACGTTTTTGGCGATATAAACCTAACTCAGTCATTCAAGATTAACGCATTTACTATTAAAGATAAAAGTGAAGTGGGTTGGTTCTATTGTTCATCAAGCTCTGATGAAATAGATAGATATGTAATTTACAATTATGTAGAAAAAGTATGGTTTTATGGTCAACTTACAAGAACTGCATGGCTTGACTCTGGTATTGTGAATTACCCAAGAGCTGTAAACGGTGGCTATTTATACCAACAAGAAATAGGTTTTGATGATGATGGCTCACCTATGACCAATGTATTTATAGAAAGCTCTGATATGGATATAGGTGATGGTGAACAGTTTAGCTTTATCAAACGAATTATACCTGATTACAAGTTTATTCAAGACGATAACAACTGTAATGTAAACATAGTTCTTAAAACTAGAAACTTTCCAGGTGACTCTCTTACAACCAATTCAACCAGTGCGATAAGTGCAAGCACTCAACAAGCTTATGTTCGAAGCAGATCAAGACAGATAGCATTAAGATTTGAATCAGACGATGATGCAACAAATGATGGCAATCTTGGTATTGGCTGGAGATTGGGAGCAACACGTATAGATATAAAGCCTGATGGTAGAAGATGAGCAAACTATTACAAACTCAACTACCCCTAGCTTCTGAACAAGTCACATCTGATATTTTTAACAGATTAGTAAGAATACTAGAAATCAATCTAGGTGCAGTTGATTTAGATAACGTAAGACAAATCACTGACGCAGAAAAAAACACCCTAAAATTTAACGATGGTAGTATTATTTGGAATACCACTGTAGGCGTTTTACAGGTATATACAGGTAATCAATGGTTAGATATTGGCGATAGAACACTACCACAAGGCTTTGAAATGACTTCTAGTGTTGGTAAAGTTACTATAAACATAGCAGGTAGCACTTCGATTAACGTATGAGTAACACAGCAGAGGATTTAGGATATAAAACTAAAAACATACTTTTAGAACATCCTGCTGACTGGTACATACACAAAGATACGTTTGATGCTGTATCACAATCAATAGAACCTATAATGGAGTTCTACAAACAAAAGGGTGACACAGAGCGAAAAGACACTCAATTAGATCAGATAATACAAGAACCTCTCAAAGATGTTTACACAGTGCCTTTCTTCTCAGAAAAGTTTTGTGAGATATTGCTTGATGAAATGAAGAATTTAGAGGCACATTTTGGTTTTAAACCTAACGATGAAGAGGATACTTTGCGACAAATACCCGAAATAACTTTTCAAGATAATTGCCCAGAAATCTTCCATTCCTTGTTCCATACGATATATACTATAGGTAATCCTATATTTTTGAATATTTGGAATCGACACGTAAACGGTGGTGGAATACAAATAGCCAACTATAATTTAAAGGATAAAAAACAAGGTGCTTGGCATCATGATGCAAGTGCTGATATAAGTATGGTAGTTCCTTTGAACACTGGAAAGTACAAAGGTGGCGGAACTGAGTTTTTGAAACGTGGTACAGTCGAGCCTCTGCCTACAGGCCACGCTCTAATTTTTCCGAGTTTTACTCATATGCACAGGGGACTTGCAGTAGAATCAGGAGATAGATACTTACTGGTATTTTGGTTAAAATGTATTGAGGAATGATTTGAGCATGAATAGAATAGACAACTCAGGAACTGGCATAGCAGGATTAGGAAGAGGAGAAGATTCTATGCTTGCCCACGTAGCACCAGGAGAAATGGTAGTACCACCAGTTATCTCTCCAGCAACCCAAGAAATTATTAGAAAAGAAATGATGGCAGTAGGACTAGATCCTAACGAATATACCGTTGGTCAAGGTATGTCTATCAACCCTATTACAGGTATGGCAGAGTTTGGCTTCCTCAAGAAGCTAGCAAAATCAGTAAAAAAAGTAGTCAAAAAGATTGCACCAGTTGCAGCAGTCATACCAGGACCATGGCAGGCACCAGCTATTCTATATAACAAAGGTAAAGCAGTTGTAAATATTGCTAAAGGTGAAGGTGGCTTAGGCGACATAATGACTGTTATGGCTGGCGGCAGTCAAAAAGTATTTGGTAAAGATGGTGCTTTACAAGCAGTTAAATCAGGTGATTTCTTAAAAGCAGGCGGAGGTTTCAAAGACGCATTCAAAGCCATAGGTAGTGTTGACGGTAAATTCCAACCATTACAATATGCAAAAAACATAGGACAAACATACAGAGATGACCAAAAGAAAGGGTACTTCGGTCTATTTAGTGGTGGCGAACAACCCATGACAGAAGAAGTAATGTATGAAGATGCCAACAATCCAGGCACATACTACACACAATCACAAATAGATGAAATGATGGCATCTGGTCAATATGGTGATTTTAACCAAGTTTCACAAACATCTCCTGGTGGCTTTATGAACGCTGTGAATACACAAACATCTAGTCCTTTTAACATAGGTCGAATGATATTAGGACAAGGTAATACGCCTGACTTTATTAAAGGAATAGAAGATAAAGCAAAAGGTGTCATGAGTGGAGATGATAGTTTTATGGGATTTGGTCAAGGCGGTATAAATCCAGGCGTTGCAGCCCTTGCAGCTTTATACGGAAAAGCTGTTAAAGAATCTTACAAAGATAGAGAAGGTGGCATGAAAGACATTAGACAATCTATTAGACCAGATCTTATGCCAGCTCCTACCTTTACTGGATTTGATTTAGGTATTAGAAAAACAGCAGCAGGAGGTGGTCCTCAAAATTCTGTTGACGCTTTTTTATCTGACAGTGACAAAGAAATGTTTAAAAATGCTTTCGATAGACTTGGCACAGATGCAATACCAACTATCTTACAATTAATTGACAAGAAATATCCAAATGTAAGTAATGAACAAATTACTTCATATATAAATTTTGCACAAGAACCATCCTATAGACCAAATTTTGCTATGGGTAGATCAGTTATGGCTAATGAACTAGATATGCGTATGGGTGGTCCAAGCATAGGTCCTGGCACGGGTACAAGTGATGATATACCTGCTATGTTAAGTGATGGTGAGTTTGTGATGACCTCTGCTGCAAACAATGGTTTGGGTGGATTTAAAATCACAAAAACAGAGACTGGAATTGAGCTGACACCAAACGGTAAACCTAATAGACAAAAAGGTGCAAAAAACATGGATAAGCTTATGAAAACTTTTGAACAATTCAATAAATTAGGAATGGCATAATGGGTCTATTATCAAAAATAATGAAGCCGATTGTAAGAAAAGTGGGAGGTCTTGAGCCAAGAACCCCTATGCCACCAAGAAGAAAAGGTGGATTAGCTGGATTAATTCAAAGAGTAAAAGATAAAAGACTACAAAGACCTATATCTATTGGAGGCGTTGGCGGTGGCAAAATACAACCAATTAATGTAGGTAGACCAGTAGCACCTCCAGGTGGTATACGGCCTTTACCAATAAGACCACCAAGTATAGGAGGCCCAGGTGGTGGTATGGTTAGACCTTTACCAGTTGGCCCAGGGATACCATTTACACCACCAGAACAAAGACCTATTGCTAGACCAATATTACGAAGAGAAGATATTGTTCCTATAAGACCAAGAGAAGAATTAATTGATATGGGTGTAGTAGCACCTCTACCCGGTCAAGAAGGAAGACAAGCAATAAATCCAGCGACAGGTCAACCTTATACTCCTACACAAGAACCTGAAGTTGGTTCTGATTTATTGCGACCATTACCAGGATCTCTTCGTCCACCGCAACAAATTAGACCAGACTTATTACCACCTAAACGTGACCCTATCATGTCAATCGGTGGTCCTGGTGGCGGTATAACAGATGACAGAGCAATTAGTCCCTTAGAAAGACCTAATTTTATTGGTAGGTCAAGAGAACAAATAGATGAGATGATTGAAAGAGGAGCAGGTGCATTACCACAACCAGGACTTGAATTGCCGCCACTTATTCCACAAGCTGAAAAAGATTTTCAAAATACAAGCATAGAAGATAGATTACAATTTTTAAAAGATAAAGGAATAGAAACTCCACCAAATTTTTTAACAACACTCCCACCACCTAGAGACCCTGGACGTTATGATTCTATTGGTATGCCATTGATTGATCCTAATATGCCAATAGGTGATGACAGTAGAAGAAGACCGCAACCAGGTGAGCCAGGAGCAACGCCTATTGATGTTGGAATACCAGATCCAAGAACTAACATGAACATAGAAACAAGAGATACAGAGTTTGGTCCAGTAACCATTTCTTCACCTGCTTTTAATATAGGTAAAGGACAAACGATGTTACCACCTATGGGTAATAATCCACCACCGACACCAGATGTAGGTTTAGCACAACCAGCTCCAGTTACCGATCCCGTTACACCAACAGTTGACCCAGTTACCACTGCTCCTACTCCGTCTGCAACAACAGAGCAAGGCACAGATCCCATACAGTCTATGCCTGCACCTGTAGGAGCATTGGATCCTGTTCTTCTAGGTCAAACGGCACAAGAAAATCTTAACGATCCATTAGTAAGAGCATTATATTTTGGTACACAAGACCAACCTGGTTTCTATCAACAACTACAACAAGCTGGTGCTAACCTTATTGGTCAAGACGTACCGTTACAACAAACAGCAGGATTAACACCATTAGAACTATTAGCAAGACAACAAGCAGTAGCTGGTCTTGGTGGTTTTGAGCCATTCTTTCAACAAAACAAAGATTTAATTGATCAGGCTATTGGTCAATCAAGACGTGCAGAAGCTTTAAGAGATCCATATTTTAATAGAGCTGAAAGACAGATGCAGATTGGTTTAGGCGATGAACTGAGAGGTATAAGAGAGGCAAGAGGCATAACCACAGGAGCTACAGATAGATTTGGAAGATCTTTGGGTAGACTTGGTAGACAGCAAATTGGAGCAACAGATGAGTTTGGTAGAAGACTAAGTGATGTAGAAGCAAGAGGTGAAGGTGCTGCGGGTAGATTTGGTGAATCTTTAGGTGGTATTGAAACTGGAGCCATTGGTGTTACTGATGCTTTTGGAAGAAGTCTTGGTGAATCAGAAGATTTAATAAGAGGTACTCTTGGTGGTTATGATCAAGGCATGACACAACAATTCTACAATCCTTTTGAAGACAGAGTTGTTCAACAAACCATTGATGATGTTTTAGAAGCAGGTGAAAAGCAAGATATAGCCTCTAGAGCCCGTGAGATTAGTGCTGGTGCTTTTGGTGGTAGTAGAGCTAGGTTAGGTGCTATGGAACGTCAGGAAGCTCTTGGAGAAGGTTTAGCACAAGCATTAGGCAGAATCAGACAACAAGGATTTAGTGAAGCACAAAGAACAGGTCTTGGTGAGTTTGCGAGACAAAGAGAAGCAGAGAGAGCTGCATCTAGAGGATTATCTGGTCTTGCAAGTACCAGACTGGGTGCAGAAAGCAGTTTATTTGACAGATTAACCTCTGGAGCACAGCAAAGATTAGCAGCAGAACAAGGAGTCGTAGATCTTCTTGGTAGAACAGGTCAACAACAATTAGGTGCTCAACAACAACTTGGTAGTACCTTAAGAGGTCTTACAGGCGATCAGTTTGGTGCACAACAACAACTTGCTGCTAACCTTATGGGTTATGGTGCCGCAGGTGCAGGAGCTAGACAAAACTTGGCTACTGGATTGCTTGGTATAGGTCAACAAAGAGGTTCTGGTGCTTCAGCATTAGGACAACAGTTAGCTGGATATGGCTCACAGATTGGTGATGTTGGTTCAGTATTAGATACTTTAAGAAGAGGTCAAAGAAGCGAACTTACAGGATACGGTGCAACCGGTAGAGGTATTGCTGAGACTGGTTTATCAAGAATCTACCAGCAACAACTAGGACAACAACAAAGACCACTAGGAGTCTTAGGACAAATAGGTTCAATGTTACCTGGTTATCAGCAGACATCTACACAGATTGGTTCACAATACGGATTACCAACAGATCCATCAGCCGCAGGACTTGGTGCTGCATTTAGTGCTTACGGATCATTGGCTCCAAGACAGGAACAAGGTTAATGAACTTTTTAAATCGTAAAATGTTTCAAGCCGGTGGTGGTGCTGTCGCATTAGGTGATTTTGATATTAGAGATAAAAGAACAGGCCAGGTAACTACTGTTAGGTCTGATTTTATAAATACACCTGGTTTTAATCCGTACAAAATTTTATACGATGACACCCTGGAAAAGGGTCCTGCTGTTATGGCTATATTGCAACAGTTTCAAGAAAGAGATGCACCTCAAATAGGTCCATTTCAAGCTAAAGAAGATGTTGGTACAAACATTGCAGATTTAGGATTTGGTGTTGCAAGAGCCACAGAACCATTTGTTCGTGGAGCTTCTAGGCTCGTAGGTGAAGTTACTGGTATACAACCACTTAAAGAGTTTGGTGGTAAACAAAAGTTTGACCCATCTTTATCTATGTTTGGTGGTATAGATCTTTTTAAACCCACTTACGAAAGCTATGTCCCAACCGATGAGGATAGAGCTAGAGCTATGCTTGGTTTAGTAAAACAAAAAGATATACCCACAACAGAACCAAAATTAGCTGGTGAAGAGGTTCCTGATTTTACTCGTTCTACTTTTGATTTTCGCGATGAAGATATGAGAAGTAAAGTCAGTCAATCTGAATATGACGCAATGCAAACAATATCACCTAGTTTTGACCCATTTACTGACCCTATTACACCAATGTTAGACGAGTTACAACAAGAAAGACTAGACCTTGAGGCAAGGTTAGAAGCAGAAGACATACAAAGACCTGATGATGTAGCGGTAGATGAGATAACAAGTTTGCTTAATGATATACAACCACCTACTTTTGATATAGATAAAACAGAAGCTGATAGTCTACTTGAAACCACACAAAAGTTTGAAGGTCTATCACCAGATGAACTCAAGTTTGAAATAGATAAAACCAAGCTCCCAGGTATGGACGCTATGGATGAACAAAAAGAAGCTGTTAAAAAACAAGTTAAAGTTATAAAACAATTAGAAGGTTTAGGCATAGATCCTGACGAATACTTTAATACAGCTCAAAATAGAAATTCTGTAGCTAAAAAAGCTGCCGAGCCTGGATTCTTTGGTACAGATAGATTCTTAGATTTTATAAGAAACGTAGGTGCAGGTTTGGTTAAGTCTGGTCAAATGGGCGAAGGTTTAGCAATAGGTGCCGCTTCAGCAGCAGAGGAAAGAGCTGCAAGAGATTTAGCAAAAGCTGAAAGAGAATATGAGATGGAAAAACTCATAGCAATAGAACAAAAGAAAGCTGAATTAAAACGATTAGAGCCTTTAAAAGGTGCTGATATTGAAAAAGGTGTTAAGTTTGAAGACGAAATTGCTAATGCTATTAGAGAATTTGATGAAGACGAAAGAATAATCAGTGATATAAATCAAATAATCAACGAAGATTTAAAAGACCCTACAGCTTTTGGTGTCAGAGGTTTCATTACAAAAATAAGTAATGATTTTGCTTCAGCCGCAGGTATGGGTGCAAAAGAATGGGAAGATTTAGATTCTGCTAAAAGAACACAGATAATCCTAGATGTTACAGCACAAAGATCAGTTCGTGACATTTTAGGTGAATCAGGTAAAACCATTTCAAACCTTGATAGGGATATAGTTGCTAAAATATTTGGTAGTGTAAATGTATTTACATCGCCAGCAGAAATACAGAAAAAATTAGAAAATAGTAGGGCTAATATCATAGAAGGTATGCGAGGTCATCAAAACTCTATTATTACTAGAGTAAAAGGGTTAAATGAACTTAAATATGATTCTGGTCTTCTAGGATTAAATGAATCAATAATCGACAGAATTTTAGACTTTGATTTTGAAAACATAGAAACATACAAGCGTCCTGAAGGAGCTTCTGGCTTTGCAGCACCAATTAAAATAGGTCTCTCTGATGCCAAGATATGAGGTTAGTATTGCTGAGGGTGTTTCTGAAATAGTTGATGCAGAAAACCAAGACGAAGCAAGAAAAAAAGTAAAAGCTCTACTAGCACAAGGTGCTATGTCTCCTTTTTATGATGAACTTTTCTTCGATTATGAAACTGGTGTTGATAACAAAAAGTTGAGAAGAACACTAGCACTTGCAGAAACCACAGAAGAACAAAATGCTGCAATTTTAAAAGTACTTAGAGAAACACAAGATACTGAATTACCATTAGAACAAGAAAATGTTTTAGTCAATGAAGTAGGTGAACAAGGATTTACCAGAAATACCAAAGGGCAAATAGCTCTAACACCCTACGGTATGCAACAGTTAGGGTTAGAAAAATTAATTAAAACCAGAACATTGAGTGATGGCACAAAAATAAATCTAAACACTGTTATTGATGAAAAAGATTTTAATTTAAAAACAGGAGACTTATCTGACCTAGCCGGTGTAGCTGGACCTATTATAGGTATGCTTGCAGCTTTCACACCACCTGTAATTAAGGGATTGATTGCAGTAACAAAAAGACCAGTATTTTCTCGTTTGCTTGCTGCAGGTGTTGGTAGTGTTGCAGGTAAGGCTGTTGAAGAAGAAGTAATTGAAACACAACAAGGGTTTCAGTTACAAGATAGAGATGATCTCAATAAATTATATACCCAAGAGTTTATTTTAGGTTCAGCCGGTCAAGGCTTAGGTGAAGGTGTTTACAAAATTTATCAAACATTTTTAGGTGCTAGAGCACCATTAGCAGACAAAAGAATAATGTTCCAACAACACAAAAATAGATCTGTATCTGATGTTATGAAGCTTGACGCACAATTAGGTAAACCAGCGTCAGAAAGACAAATTAAAAAAGCCATAAGAGATGGTAAGGTAAAACAATTTGATTGGAAGATGAATAAAACTACTGGTGCAAGACCATCACAAACATCGCTTGAAAGAATGTTACCAGGCAGATCACAAAGTATTGCTGAACAACTTATTGGTAACAACAGAGATAAAGCTAACGCTTCATATTTGTTTGCAGAACTTAATTATATTATGCGTGGTATTAAAAATGAAAAAGCAGCTCTTGATTCATATATATCAGCATCGCAAAAAGGTAGGTTAGATGAATCTATCAAACAAAAATTAGTAGATTTAAAAAATGCAGAAACAAACGTAACAGCTAGATTAGAAAAATTACTTGGAGAAGTTACAGAAGATGCTTTACAAGTAGGTAATTACGGTAATGTTCCTAGCCGTAGAGAGTTTGGTGAAAGCATCAAACAAACTGTATCAACTGCTAGAGCTTTTGTTACAAGAGAGATGGGCAAAGACTACAAAAAAATAGATAACATGATGAAAGATATGCGTAGTATCTACAAAATGGAATTAGATGACTTTGGAGAATTACAGTTAGTCGGTAGAGCTAGACCAGGATCAAATCAAGCAGATCAGTTTGTACCCAAGGGAGGACAAGAACAAGCCATTGCTAACACAATAAATGCAACTATAAATGACACAGCCAATGCCTATTTTGAAAGATCCCTGATGAGGATTAAGTCATTTAAAGATGATTTTCCAGGTTACGATTTAAGTATTCAAGATCCTAATGTTAAGGGTGGAACCATAAATCAAATAGAAGCCAAGTATAAACAGCTATTTAATCAGACAACAAAAGAAGCTACTGAGCAGGGACAAGGCATTAGTTTGTTTCAGTTAAGAAATCTTGTAAAAGATTTGGATCTGTACATCAAAGAAAGTCCTTTGCCTACGCCACAAAGAGAGCTTTTATACGACCTCAAACGATATATTGATGCTTATGGTATGGACAACCCACAAAGCATCATGACAGATCTTACTAAAGAGTCACTAGCAAGTATTAACACAAGACTTAAAAGACAAGGTATTACTTTAGGTGCAAAACAAAGAAATGAAATTAAAAAGTCCATTGACTTATTAAGAGATACTAATCTTAAAAATGCACAACGAATGCAACCTTTCGACAATTTATCTATACAAAAAGTTATTTCTAATGCAAAAATTGGAGCACACCCACCAGATGAAATTTATCAAAGAGTTTTCCTAGGTGGTTCTGCTAAAGATTTACAAGATCTATTTAAAGCTACACGTAACTATGATGAATATTTAAGTTCTATCGGAAAAGAAGCTAATACTGAAGAAAGATTGAAAGGTCAACTTAAGAAAAAGTTTTTTGACGATGCTTTATTCAAAGCAACAGACGGTGAAACACAAAGCGTAAACTACACAACTTTTGCAAGAGAGTTTTTTAACTTTGATAAAGACTTAATGAACAATGGTAAAATTGATGTTCTGTTTACAAACAAGTCTGGCAACACTTCTGGTAGATTGGTTAGAGAAACCATAAGAAATTTAAACAGAGTACAACCAAGATTAAAACCAAACGACTTAAGATTACTTGTAAATGACTTCACAGGGACAAATAGAGGTCTAGATGCTAATGCACAGGGAAAAGCTTTTATAAAAGGACTAACTGATTTAGCTGATGAATCTGAAAAGCTGATGAAATTTAGAGCAAATAGAGCTATATCTGACTTACCTGAAAAAGGAATAGAAGCAACTGTTGATACTATATTTAGACCTGGTAACGCTAGTGTCATAAATACACTTAAAAATACAGTAGATGATGATGTATTCCAAAGTATGCAACAAGCTAGCATGATGAAACTTTTACAAAGATCTGTTGATTTTAATGGTAAAGGTAAAATTAACGACATATTTAAACCAGGAAATTTAGAAACAGCTTTAAATAGTTATGGTGATGAAACCCTCGATGCTATGTTTGGTAAAGAAATAACCAGAGGTCTTAGAGCTTTTCAAAGAGAGGTTGATGTATTAACAAAAGGTGAAATAGGCAGAGGTGGTTCAGCAGGGGGTCTAGTTGCTGCTGGTTTGGGTGCAGCTATTGTTTTTGCACCATTACAAACACTACCTACATTAGTAGGTTTATCAATAGTTCGTTCTGTTTTAAGTAATAAAATGATGGTTGGACTGCTAAGTAAAACCGATCCTGGAAGTATTGCACAACTTATACAAGCAGTTGAAAGAGCTGCAAGACAAATGGGTGTAAGAATGGTTGATGGCACTTACGTTGAAGGTGCTGTAGATATGCTTGGCAAAGGCGTAGATACAGCTAAAACAGCAGTGGGTATAACCGATGATGATATATCTGGCGTTGCTGATCAAGGACTATCGTCATTTCAAGAATTAAGAGATAGTGTTTTAGCACCTTTAAAAACACAACCAACGCTACCACAGATAGCACCAGTGCAAACACCTCAAGCACCGACAGATCCTTTATCTCCTGAGAGATTAGATTTTGCAGAGCAAGTAGCCGGTAGACCTGTACTTTAATCAGCAAAGAAGTTTGGATCTACAGCTACAAAGCGTTTAGCAGGTCGTCCTTTACCACCTATCTTTATCTCAACCTCTTGTATCTCTCCCGCATTCTTAAGCCTTTCAATGATTTCTTTTACTTCATAGGACTTCATGCTACGGAATAGTTCGTGTCTATCTACTTCACGTTTAGATATACCCTCTCCATTTCTGGATCTAATGAAAGATAATACTTGCTTGATTTTAGATTCAGTTGCACTACTAGCTACCTTATCTCTACAAGCTTCTATGAATAACAGGTCATAATATCTAATAAAATCTACAGCCCACCTTGTAACGTCTCCTGTAATCGTCTTAGCGTCAGCATTAGAGGCAAGAGTACATAACAACGACAAACGCATAGCTTTCTCCTTAGAACGGCTTAGAAGAGGCTCCAGGTTATCTTTTTCTAGTATATCTTGTCGTTTTATTATTTCTCTTGCGAAATCTTGCAAGATCTCTTCAGATTCTCTATCAAACTCTAATACAATCTGATCTAGGTCAAGTTCAGCATTATCTCTTGATAAATCACTCATGCTACCTCTTTGTCTTCTGATGTAGTTTACCCAGTTGACAATGGACGTTGGTGGCGATTTGAATCGTTTGAGTTCACCCACTCTCCTTGGCTCTGTTGATTCAACGACTACAAATCGGTTTAGGAACCCGTCTGCAATCCTGCCACCATTTAACGCACCATAAAAGTTTTTAGGAACTGATAGACCAACCAATGTGATAGCTGGTTTATGAGTAACACGGCTCATCATCATTTCCTTGTATTGTTCTTGTACATTCATAAGCGAGTAGTTGTCTGGTCTTAATGTGCCATGACAACGACCCCAGGCTTCCATAAGCGTTTGTATACCATCTTCTTTATTGGTATTACCTGAATTGCTTATAGCCTCTAATCTTTTACCAAATTCGTCCATAATGGTTATCTGTGTAGGACGCATCTTTAATACCGAGTGAACAGCACCACTTGAGGTATAACCATCACCTACAACAAGCTTTTCATGATCTGATGCGTTTAATACTGACTCTACAAATGTTTTTATATTCTCTTTACCTTGACCTGACTTAGCGATACCCATGAAATACATAGAAGAAAAGTTATTCATATTGGTTCTATAAATACGTCCACAAGTAACACTAGCTAGTGCTAATGCACCTACAAGTGATAGTTCTGGCTGTGGTACTTGTGCTATCTCTTCACAAAACTTAAACATATCTTTAAGCAGGCCTGGAGGGTTAAATAGATCTTTTGGTTTTTGTATGGTTTCTGTAACTTGGGTAAATAATGGTGCTAACTGATTCTTTCTATCGTGTGTATTTTTGACGCTCTCTACTACGCCATCTATCTCTGCTTGTGGTAAGGGTGGGTTATTGTTGGTATTCCAGTTCTGCAAGAAGATTCTTACGAACTCTAAGTTGACATTCTTTGATATAAGATAGCCTGCAATACGTGCAGCCTGGTCGTTCCTAGAGCCCTCTAATACACCATCTAATGAAAATGGTGCAGTTTGAACGCCAGTATCAGTCTTTGGTACACCTGTTATCTTTTGAAACTCAACTTCAGTAAAATCTGGTAAATCGTTATGATCATAGATCTTCCAATCTGCAAAGGTAACTGGCTTGTATACTTGTCCGTTAGCGTGTCTGTTCCATGGTGCTATGATTAGACCACCTACACCTCTAATGTCTATTAAGCGTTCTATAGGTGTTTCAGCAGTCCTTCTTGTGGCAAAGGTAGTATAGTTTTCTGGGTTGTTGTAATAGTAATGCATACCCTTACCAGTAATAACTTTAAAAGGACATGGAGGCATATTCTTTTCTACCCAATCCATAGCCTCTGGTGAATCAGCATCAACGACCACAAACTTACCGCAAACAAGTGCTACCTGTAGATTATCTCTATCTTTAAACCAGGACTCTACAAGATCCCTAGACGGTCTAGTTTCTTTGTATTGCTCCCAGCTACCTAGAAATGATGGTGGTTTCTTGTTGGATCTTTGCAGAGGGACAACATTATAGCCTTCATCATAGTAGGCAAGTGCTTGCTCCAAGGATGTGTCGTCCTCGGTTATATTAAGCTGAAACACTTTAAGCTTCTGTTTCTAGTATTTCAGATATAGGTCCATAAATAGACTCATAATCTAATCTACCATCAGTTGCTCTTATAATTTGCTTTGCTTGGTTAATTGTAGGTTGTCGATAGCCATACCTCCAAGACTTGCATGAAGCCTCCGAACAGCCAAATTGCTTTGCAGCTTCTTTCTGTCCTAAGAACTCAATGTAGTCTCTAAGGGTGTACTTCTTAACCTTTCTATCAGTGTGATTAGGTTTTATTCCCATGGTTTCAAATTCCTTTAGTTTTCTTGTTGCTAATGTTTTTGTTCTAAAATAATAATTGGCTTGCCAGGTGTGGTTTTGTTTATCAGTTTGTTCCATTACTTCTCCTTTCGACAAATTGTTAAAAATAAATTTTACATATAGTAACTATTATGGTTATAATATGCAAGTTAATTTTAATTAAAGGAGATTGAGAATGGAATTATCAAATAGAATTGTGTCTCCGCAGAAGCTTGTGCAAAACCAAGGTGCTAAAATTTTGGTGTATGGAATGGCTGGTGCGGGTAAGACAACACTGGCTAAAACAGCTCCAGGTAAAGTTCTTGTTATAAGTGCTGAAGCTGGATTGTTATCTATTAAAGATGCAAGCAATGTTGAAGCTATAGAAGTAAAAGAAGCTAGTGAAGTCATGGAACTTCATAATGCTCTTAAGTCTGGTACATTACAATACGATACAGTTGTCTTGGATTCAGTATCCGAGATCAGTGAGATCTTATTAGTATGGGAGAAGTCTCGTAGTAAAGATCCACGTATGGCATATGGTAATGTTCAGGAGTCGGTAACAAATTTAATGCGAGCATTTAGAGATCTAAATATGCACGTATTATTTCTTTGCAAAGAAGATGTGGTCAATGATGACGGTGTTCTTAGACACGCACCTAAAATGGTCGGGACTAAGTTAGGCGAATCAATTACATATTTCTTTGATGAAGTTCTTGCATTACGCATCATTGAAGATCAAGATGAAGACGGTAAGAATGTGCAAACAAGATGGCTGCAAACAGCATACGGACAAGGCTATAAAGCTAAAGACCGTAGTGGTAAACTTGATAATTTCGAGAAGCCTAACATAAGTGCCTTGATTGAGAAGTTAGGGTTTTCATTAACAACAGATAATATAGGAGAAGCTAATGTCTGATTTCGGTGATGTAGAATTTTTTGATAACCTGGAGGAACTGTCATCTAGTGGTGGCACTCCTCTGGCTCCAGACGGAGAACATAATGCTAAGATTATTGCTACTGATAAGTATAAATCTAAAGCAGGCAACCACACGTTGAAAGTAACCTTTCAGCTTGATGGTGGAAAGTATAAAGACCATAACGAATGGTATAACCTATGGGCTACTAACGAAGACAACAAAAGAATAAGCACGGAGATATTCACTAGGCTTACGAAAGCTGTTGGCTTTAAGAAGTATCCAGAGAGTCATAGTGACTTTGTTGGTAAGAAACTCATACTCAAGACTGAACAGATTGAAGATCAGTTTGAGGGTGATAATGGTGTGGTCAATACTAAGAAGACTAAGATCAGATTATATTTGCCAGAAGCAGATGCTGACATGAGTCCACCAAGAGAAGCTGTCCCACCTTTCTAAACGTGGGTAAAAAAAGAGGGGCATTTAGCCCCTTTTTTTATGGTTCTTGTTTTGTGAAAGCGTAAACTATGAGGAGACATAGTGTAAGCCCAACTAGGAAATTAAGATCCATTACATCTCCTCCAGTTCTTTGATGAGTCGGTTTAAATACCAAACTGCTTTTTGAAGATCCTCTATGTTTTTACCTTTGTGATCTTCTCTCCAAATGTATTTTATAGCCGCAGCTTTTAAATACCCTTTGAACTCTTCCCTGGTCAATGCAGACTTAATTGCTTCAATACACTCAACCGATCCTTTCCTGTAATGTGGAGGCCTGTTCACGTTATCTGTCATTCTTCTTATCCTCCATAATATTGTTATGCATATTTAACCAATCTATATCTACTTCGTCTTTACGGCTATCAAAGTAATACATAATAGAAGCGTAGGTGTGTCGCCAGGCTCTATCTATTATGTTATGTACTTTTCTCCAAAATCTCATAGTATTTCTCCATGATGTAAAGCTATAAGCTGTTTAACAATTTCACCAGTAGTAACCCTTCTTTTAGCTTCTTTGCTGTAGAAATTACGTATCGCAGTAAGTTTTTTGCTGGTAATTGGATCTACTTTGAAACTAATTAATTGTGTGTTTCTACCACCATCAAATTTTAATTTAGCCATTTTATTCCTCTCTATAAAAATTACCAGTATCTAGATCAACAATGTTAGGACTATTGTAAATCGTTGCTGGTTTACCGTTTAATACTCTGTTGTATTCTTCTAAGTGATCACTCAAGAAGTTCCAACCTATTTCCATGTCTCCATGATTCATTTTAAATACTTTGTTAGCAAAAGGTGTTTTCTTTTCTTGTGCTACAAATACAAAGTCATGCACCTGGAAACCTGCTTGTTCAAAGCCACGTTTATACCATGCTGCTTGTAAATCATAAGAATATCGTCTAACAGAATTAGTAAAACCTCTGACAGAACAATCGCTAGTAGTCTTATAATCTACAAGCACGATGGAGTTTTCTCCCTGTGGCATATCAAAAGGATTTAATACAACGTCTGCTCTGGTTTTACAAAGCAAACCTTGTTCATACCAATACAATGATACTTCGTAGGGTGAATCTAAAACCTGGGGATAGTCTTTATCTGGATTTAGATAAGCACTTGCCTCCTGTACTAAGCTACCTTTCATGCTATATATGGTATCTCTGTCTTTTTCAGTAATAACAGTAAGCCCTTTATCAAGACTTTCTTGCTTCAAAGCTTTATTACTATTGGTATACGGAGATCCTGTAATAGTAACAACATCAGTAAAGAAAGCACCTTCACCCTCTACAATAAGAGAATGAGCAGCAGATCCAAAGTTCATAGCAGGTGTCGGCTCTATAACTTCTTCAAAAGCATGAAGCTGACTCTGACTGAATCTTCGTATGTTAGACGAGGATATTCCTGGACCGTTATGATAAGCCTGGTTATCTAGGTGGGGAAAGTAGAAAGCATTTCCAATCTTTTTATGTGGAAAGTCCTCCAGCATATCTGGTAGTTTTACATCACTCATAATGCCTCCTTACTTGATTTAGCCAACTCATCTACTGCTTCTTGCAGTTCTTTGATAGCAACACCACATTGCCAGACGGCATAATTGATTCGGTCTTGCTCTATTTGTTTCTCTAAGTCTTCCTTAGATGGGTTTATAATACTGATAACCTCGTCCATAACCTCCGATACATTATCAGATATATCTTTGTTTAATTTAGCCATATACTTCTCCTTAATATGTATGTTTGTATCTTAAATGATTTTATGTATAATGTCTACTATGCGTAACAAAGTAAATTACATAAAGAAACAAAGAGAGGTAATATAATGAGTAAATCAAACAATCTTTATATGATGATGCGACTATCTTATGAACAAGCTGTAGATGATTACAACAATAAAAAGGTAGATTCAGTTCTAAATGCTTACAAGAAATACCATAGATTAAATGTTGGTATGGAGTCACATGATCCCCAGGGTGATCTTATAAACTTCTATGATGAAGATAACAGTAGAGAGTCTGCTTTATGATTAAACTATTTATATTTAAAAAAGCAGGATCAACAGGAGATTATATTTCTCTTAAACGATACAAAAAAATTTTTAGGAGTCATGTTAGAAAAGGTGATTTTGATATGAATTTTATTACAAGTGGTAAATTAAATTTAAGTAAGGGTAAATAAGATGATGAACGTATTAAGTCTATTTGATGGTATGTCTTGTGGTCGTATTGCATTAGATCAACTTGGCATACCTGTAGACAAATACTATGCAAGTGAGATAGATAAGTATGCTATCCAGGTGGCACAAGCAAACTATCCTGATACCATTCATGTTGGCGATATATGTAATTTAGATCCAGAAGATTATAAAGATATAGATTTAATACTTGCCGGTTCACCATGCCAGGGTTTTAGTTTTGCTGGTAAACAGCTTGCCTTTGATGATCCAAGATCTGCATTGTTCTTTGAGTTTATACGATTACTCAAAGCAATTAAGCCAAAGTATTTTCTATTAGAGAATGTAAGAATGAAAAAAGAGTTCTTGCAAGTTATATCTGAACAAGTATCAGAGTGTTATCCAGAGATACCGTTTGGTATTGAGCCAATATTTATCAATAGTTCTCTTGTATCTGCACAATCTAGGCAAAGATATTACTGGACTAACATTCCAGGAATACAACAACCAGAAGATAAAGGCATAGTTTTGAGGGATATTCTTGAAGATAATTACGATAGCGAGAGAGATAAAAGCTATTGTATTGATGCTAATTACTCTAAAACAGGTGCAAAACCCCACCATTACAAGGATAAATACCGTAGGCAGTTAGTAAACAAACCTATCAAAGTAGGTATGAATGTAGAAGAAGTAAAGGTAAGAAAGCATGAAGTCAACATATCTGGGCTACAACACTTACTTAGAGAAATGAAGAAAGAGTCTGGTAAAACAAACAAACAAATAGCAAATGAAACTAATATGCCAGTCACTAAAGTAGAGCATTGGTTTAGAACTGACAGCAGTTTTGCCATACCTGGTGATGATATATGGCATAAACTCAAAGAAGTATTAGGCATTAAAACAGATGTATTTGATAGAGAAATCATGGAGTTTATCTATCGTAACGGTGTATATGAAACAAAACAAAGGGTTTATAGCGATCAAGGTAAATCACCAACACTTACTGCATCTAATAAGGATCAGATGATAGAGACATCTCCTGTTCAAGTTGGTGTAGCTGTTGATGTAAACGGACATGACATACTAAAACGCGTCTATAGTCCTGACGGTAAATCACCGACAGTAAACACTTGCCAAGGTGGTAATCGTGAGCCTAAAGTTGTTACCGGTGGTGCTTTTAGAGGTAGAGCCTACGACAACGAGGGTAAAAGAAAAGATAGAGATGGTAGTTCAGTTGCAAATCAAACAACTCAGATGCTTGAACTACGTAAAGATAACAAGTCAAACGCTATAACTACGGTGTCTAAGGATAGTATTGTGGTAGAAAACGAACTACATTGGCGTAAACTAACGCCTTTAGAGTGCGAAAGACTGCAAACAGTCCCAGATAACTACACGGATCACGTATCAAACACACAAAGATATAAGATGTTGGGTAATGGTTGGACTGTAGAGGTTATCAAACACATATTTAAAAACATGGATTATGAAAAATAAAGACATTACAGTATGGTTTAGTTGTGGAGCTGCAAGTGCTGTTGCATCAAAAAAAACTATAGAAAAATATGGTGCAGATAATAATATACGTGTGGTTAATAATCCGATAAAAGAAGAACACAAAGACAATAAAAGGTTTTTAAAAGATATAGAAAAATGGTTGGGTGTTGAAATCGAATATGCAATAAATCCTAAGTTCCCTGATCATTCATGCGAAACAGTATGGCGAGAAAGATCTTATATGGCAGGTAATTTCGGTGCACCGTGTACAACACATTTAAAAAAACACGCAAGACAAATATGGGAGATAAACAATCCCACAGATTACATAGTTTTAGGTTTTACTGCTGATGAGCAAAAAAGAGCAACCAGGTTTAAAGAAAACCAAAAAGATAACTTGTTGCCTGTGTTGATTGATGAGGGCATAACCAAACAAGGGTGTTTTGATATTTTATTACAAGCTGGGATAAAACTGCCAGAAATATACTCTTTTGGCTATCCAAACGCTAATTGTATTGGTTGTGTAAAAGCAAGTTCACCTACTTATTGGAACTTAGTTAGAAAAACATTTCCTGATGTTTTTGAACAACGTATGAAGTTATCAGATGAATTAGGTGCTAACTTGGTTAGATATAAAGGCAAAAGAATACCATTGAGAGAACTACCAGAAGATGCAAAGGGTAGAGACTTAAAATCTTATAACTTTGAGTGTGGTATTTTTTGCATTAAAGATGAAGAAAGTTACTAAAATAGATAAAGTAAGGTGCTGTATCTGTAACGGATACATAAAACCTATGAAAGATAGTAAAGGCAAGATAGTCTGGGATCAGGGATACAATGCATATCCAATCAAAAAAGGACGGTGTTGTTCTGCTTGTGATAAAAACCTGGTGATGCCAGCAAGACTCAAACAATAGATTTTTAGAAAAATATCGTGTTATGATGCGATATGCCCAAAATAGTAGAAATCAAAGACAAAATGGGGAAACCTACCCTACAAGAAGTTGTCAAACGATTAGATGCTATGTTTGATAATATGGTTTACAGAGGTGAAGATAGGTTAAATATTGCCTTAGCTACCATAAGTTTTTGCCTGGCACAGCTTAGTTTAGAGTTCCAGGACAAGGAAGTTGCTAAGTTAGTTGATGAGGTTTTAGCACAATATATTGACAAAACAGTCCCAAAATAGATTATTGTCAATTATTGTCATAATGTCATGACAGCTAAAAACGTGATAAGAATGGGCTTTTGACGATTATTGTATTTTTTTCATTTTTGTCATTAGAGAGTGAAGAAAACTTACTAAATAATTTATAAAATACTTGACTAGATCTACACTTCTCAAGTATCCTCTCAATACACTTTAGGGTAAAGTGGGGGTAAGTATTATTAAGCTTACGCCAAACTCTAATATGCGATACATACATGGGAAATAGAAAAAATAAACTAGAGTATGAACCTATCATATCTGCGGAAGAAGAAGCTCCCATTGAATATTGCAACCTCGACAACTCCCTTAACAGACGACAACGAAACTTTATTTGGATAGCAGTCAATAATCCCAGGCTATCGTTAGTAGAGTGTGCCTACAAGGCCGGATACACATCTCCCAGGCAAGCAGCAAATAAACTTATGAACAAACCCCTTATTCGTAAAGAGTATAACTATTTGATGAATGAGGCTAAGAAGAAGTATGAACTCAACTATGATCGGGCTGTTCAGGATCTTTATGATATTCGTGACAAGGCTATGGAAGCTGGATCATTTAATGCTGCAATATCTGCCCAGAACTCGTTGCTCAAAGTCGGGGGGCTAATAGTAGATCGTAAAGAGGTAATGTTCGGGAAGGTAGATCAAATGAGTCGGGAGGAAGTTGAAGCCAGGTTATCGCAGCTTATGGGTAATGTAGTGCTAGAGGATAATAGTGATCCGGATCCAGATCCCAGGCTGGAAGATCAGCAGGAAGAAGAAGTCGAAGAAGTAATTGAGGCAAAAGAAGATGACAAACACGATTAAGTGTGTCATTTATACCGATAAGGAAGTCATAGATAAGACTTATCCAGAACTACGTAAGCTGTTTAAAGAAGCCTATGATAAGGGTGATGTTAATCACTATGAGATAGTGTCTGCTGGTAAGAAAGATAAAAAGGCATAAAAAGATTAGTGGAGAGGGATTGAGAAGTAATACCTAAATCAGACTATGCCTTAGCCCGAATATATCAAATTAGGTTGTAATGTTCAAGAACTTATCTAGGGATTTGAATAGCTGTCGTTGGGTTTTAAACCAAGCTGTATGAGTAAGTTTGTTGTCTGAATAGACTAGATACCCCACTTTGAAGCCAACTTGCTCGATATTTGGGTATCGTAGCAAGTCATACTTCTCAGGGTCGAATGATACTATTTTGATGTCGTATTTATTGGTCTTCGTCATGCACTTTTTCTGAAAACATAAAAACTAAGACGTATAAAACTATGGTTATGATGAACATGGTATCAACTGTCATCAACTAAGTCTCCTACACGGATTTGAATGACTCCTGTATCTTCATCAGCAAAGTCGTCATATTCCTCGTCATATTCGGAAACAAAGTCTACTCCGAACTCGGTTTGCAAAGGATCTAAAATATCGTCTGCGTTGTTGCCACCGTATCTGAATAGGTCAATGACGTTCTTTTGCTTGTCTAAATCGTAATGAATACAACTACCGTCACAGCAAAAGTATTGCATTTTTCTGTCGTTATGGACGGTAAATCCAATCTCTTCAAGATATTTACTATCTTTGATTTTCTGTAATGGTATCGGCTCGGTTGGTCGGTAATATGTTGACATGGTTATAAACTCCCTCTAAATAAATAAAATAATGCTTTTAGTCTCCACTCGGATAAGTGGCGTAAATGCTTTGGTATTTTAGTTCTATCAATCTTACTCATGATAAATACTCCTCTAATATTTCACGATTAATGGTAAAGCCTAACATGACCTCAAAAAGGGTTGTTAGTGCTGTTAGTTCCCTTAACTCAACATCAATAATAACTGTGTTAATAAGTTCTTTTATAAGCTGTTTATCAGTCAAGTCTTTTGGTAATTTATTTGGTTGGCTCATGCTTCTATCATCTCCCAATCTTTATCAAAGATACTAATGACATTTTCACTATGACTAGAGCAATTTGTAAAACTTTCTTTAGTATCATCTTTGTAATAAATAGTTAAAACGCCATTTTTGATTGAAAAATCTTTTACTTTATCCCAATCAATCCCTATTTCCTCTAAGTTAAATTCTATAGTTTGGCTATAATTTGCTTGTATATATTTTGGTTGGCTCATGCACACACCTCGTATGTTTTAGGGGTTAAGGTAATCTCAACATCTCCACCACCAGCAACTCGTTCTAATTGGTCATCAGTCATGTAGATATTATCTGCAAAGTCATCAGCACTTACTTGATAAGAGTCTTCCCATACGTCCTCGTTATACTTGGGGTTGTATCCACTTGCATAGACTACAGTCCCATTTGCAAGACCTCTAGTTTTAGAGTCGTATGCTTCCATAAGATATATGCCGTCATCTTTGACAAGGTAAAAACATTTATCTGTTGTGTATTTATCACGATAAGCAATCTTGAAGTTGCTGTTTGTGATAGTCTCCCTAGCCAATTTGACTAGGGATTTATTAGATCTAAATTTTAATTTATGGTTGTTCACTATGCTGACTCCTTTTGGTGTCTCACAAGCACTGACCATAATGGCTCAAAGAACTTTGCTTTTACTTTCTTGTTCTTATCAATCTCGTAAGTTTGTGGGTCTATGTTGATAAGATTATGGTCGTTGCAATACCATTGATTATTAGAATAGATGTAAGCATATTCTATGTCCCAACTTAAATCATTTAGATAAGCATTTAAAGAGTTATACAACATAGGTGCGTCATGATTAGCCCTATCCTCTATTGACTCTTTTACTGTTGGTTTAAGCGAACTGATATAACCTTGATTGGCTATTTCTTCTGCTTTCTTGGGGTTATTATAATGGTCATTTAATACTTGACCGTTGTAGGTTGGATAGCCGTCCCAATGACAATAAGTTACTATGACGTTTCCGTTTGGTTGCTCGTAAGCGATATTACTTCTCGTTCCCATATTTACTCTCCTATAAGTTTAAGGGTTAATAAAAGTGTGAGTAAAATTTATGGTCACTTCCTGTTGGTAAATCCTAAACGGTCAGGCTGTTTCAAGAACTGATTAATTACTACCACTCTGAAATTTTACGCACTATCTAATGATACTATTTGTATCCAATATGTCAAGCATAATAGTAAACAATTTGTATCTTATTTATATAATAGAATGGATATATATGCAGGGATTTTGAGGATTAATCGCATCAGTCCCCTCTCTCGTCCACTCTCTCCATAAAAAAGCTAGGCACAAACAGGCTACAGTCGGGCTATCTGTCGGGTTGTCGGGATAATCGGGTCGGGTCGGGTCGGGAAAGTTATACACACAATATAACACAGATCCACACCAGGTAACACATACCAGGCTGGAGGCTGCCTGGGAACTTTTGCTGGTCGTCTGGCACACCAAAACCTAATTTAAAATAAGTGATACATTTTGTAGACAGTAGATGTTTTATGTGGTTTAATAGAACTTCAAATTAACTTTATAGGAGAAGTAATATGATTAGAAAATTTGAACAAGATGCCATAGTCAATCAGATTATGGAGGGTGTTAGCGAGAAAGCTGACAAGCAAATCGAAAAAGCGAAGAAGTCTGCTGACTACAAAGCATTACTTAAAATGACTGACAAGCTACAGAAACTAAAAGAACAACGAGATGCTATGTCAAAGACACTTGCTAAAGAAGAACTAGAAGTAAACCAAGCCATACATGATTACAATGTCATGAGTGAGAATGGTGTTTATTGTCTGCGAGGATTAGAGACTTACCACACTAACTATGAACTAGGTTGGACTAAGTTTGAGTGGAAGGTCAAAGATAAGATACGCGACAAGTTAGCGATAGCATTGTTAGAGCCAAACGCACAAACAAGAGTCAAAGAGATTATTATGGCTATTGTTAATGAGGTAGCTAAGTAATGTGTTTGCAAAAATGTCCCAAGTGCAACCAAGACTTTATTCATTATCTTGGAGATAACTGCACAGGCGAAATAGAAGATTGGCATTGCCCAACTTGTGATGCACACTACGAAGTAGATGTGGTAATTAATAGACACTTTGAAACTATGAGGGAGGTGGTGTTTGAATAACAAATAAGAGGAGAAAGAAGCCCGACCATAGTGTCGGGTTTTTTTATGTCGGGAGTCGGGGTGTCGGGTTTTCGGTCTAGCATAGCTAGAGACACAGATATTACAGACACAAAGATCCAATACCAGGTGATCTGGATCTGACCAGGCAGTGATCTGTGCAAGATGAAAGAAGTGTTGACAATCTGGTTACAAAATGAAACAATAAGTTTTTAATTACAGGAGAAGTAATATGTATAAGATAATAAGATTTTATAAGGAAGACGGGTTTCCAGGACCTGCTCGCGAAACAATTAAAACTGGATTAACTTTGGAAGAAGCACAGGAGCATTGTCAAAGAGACGATACCCGGGAAGAGGGCGTGTGGTTTGACGGTTACACAGAAGAATGAATGGATACATTATTTCTAATAACTATTGGTGTATATGTGCTGGTGTTCCTATTGTCGGGTCGGGTCTAGTGATTAGTCCAGGCCTGGTGCGACAGCCAGCACATCTGCCATACACACACAACCCCGTCTGGAGATCTACCAGGTGAGGCTGGGGTATGTCGGGTACTGCCATCTCGGGACAGCTCGGGTTTGGGGTTCTACTTTGAAAGAGTGCGAAACACAAGCCCAAGACTTTATTCAAAGAATGCCAGGCTACCTGACCAGGAAAGGGTTGTTCATCTATGAATTAGGCAGCAAAAGAAAGTTTCATAAAAGAGTAGACAAAATGTAACCAATAGCTTAAAATGAATTATCTTTTAAACAAAACCAATAGGAGGTTATTATGAAGATAGAAATAAACTTATATGATGAGACTGGCACACAGGTTGTTGGCAAAGCCATAGAGACTGACTGCCAAAGTCTAATCATCAATGGTATGCACATCATACAAGCAGGTGGTGTTCATTCTGAACTGAGACAACTACAACAAGAGCAACAAGCTGACAATGTTGTTCCTTTGGAGTTGAACTAATGAGTTCATATAACATCACAATTAAATGTGATAGTGAAGAAGACAGAGATTTAATCTTAAATACTTTAGAAACATTAGTTGATAAAGGTGTAGTTCGTTTTCGTAAAGATGCATTGGGTAATCCCAATGTATTCTTTTCGGAAGAAGACTTAGAATTAGAATGGAATCATTGGAGAAATCCATATAGAACAGTAACATAGACAACTAATCGGAGAAAAGAAGGGACTTAATCGTCCCTTTTTTTATGCCTAGGATTCTTTTAGTGGACACAAATATCGGAGTCGGATCATGTTTTTAGGGGGTGGGGGAACAAATTGGTACCTACGGTATATATACACACACAAGGTTAATAACTCACACAAACAAAATAGATTTGTAGCACAATGCTAGTCATCTACTATTTTTTTATGTTAATATCAGATTTTATCTACGAGGTACCAGATGGAAGAAGATATGATGGATATGCAGGTACAACCTGTAATGCAACCAGAACAACAAATGATGCAAGGGACTCCTGCCCCCCAAGGTTTACCCATGGAATTGCAACAAGAGATGGATCAGATAGCAGAACCTGACCAAGAAGAGGCTAAACAAGCCCTCATGCAAATTATACAAATTTTACAAGAAATGGTATCCCAAGGTGCCTCAGAGCAAGAAATTGCGTCTTTTCTAGAACAAGTTGGTATTACTATGGAAGAACTAGAGATGGCTAGGGAGATGTTTGGTATATGATGAATATGCGAGATATGTTAGGTGAGTCTGGTAGAACTATGTCTAACAAAGATATGTTAGAAATGCTATCTAACAGAAATATACGAGACATTCTTGGAGAAAGTGGCAAAACTATATCCAATATGGACAGATCTATGATGGGTATGTCCGACAACGAACCTAGGATGGAAGACAGGGATCAAGTTTTTAGTATTGAAGCAGACATACAAAATCTTATCAAGTCTTACAATATGCTTGTAGAGGCACAAGAATTTGATAGAGCTCAACAAGTTGCAGACCAGATAAATATGCTAGACGTTCAAAAAAGACAAGCACAAGCCCAAAACGTACCACAACAAGACGAAATATCTAGAATACTAGACTCTATATCCATATAGCCTGTCATGGCTGAAAGAAAAGAGATACTTTCAGACCTAAGCAGCAAGATAGCTGAGGGCAACATTCGTGAAGCCTACCGTACCTTTGAAGAATTACCTGTCGTAGATCAGATAGCCGTTAGCATATCACCAGGCGTTGGTGATGCTCTTGCAGCCTATGAGGTAGGAGAGTTTGGTGCTAGGGCTAAAACTAACATAGAAGAAAAAGATTACCTTGGTGCAGCAGGAAACACAGGTCTAGCTGCTTTAGCTGGCATAAGTTTAATACCATTATTTAGATTTCTTAGAGGTGCTAGAGGTGTAACGAAGTCTGCGTCAAAAACTGTAGACGCTCCCAAAACCCCTGACAAACCCCTTACTGAGGAGCCGTTGCAGCTCTCACCACCTAAGAAAGTAGAACCTGAGCTTCCTGAAGTGCAACCCTTCCAACCAAAAGGCATAGAGGAGATTTCTTACAGCACAACCCAGCCTGCAATAAAGCTTGGGTCTAAGGCTAGAAAGTGGGTAAACGGCTTACATCCACAATCTCCAGGAAAAAAAGTCCAAGAATTAGCCCCTGAAGAATGGGTCAAGCGTTTGATTGACTCTGGTATACCCAAAGGAGAGCTTAGATTATTAAGAATCCTAGACGAGGCTAATGAAATCAATCCTAAGTTCTTGAATGAGGCTGCAGGGTCTAAAACTGTGTCCCGTCAGTTTCTTGATGATTACATGGATAGATCTCAAAGAGATGCTATTCAAATGCGTGGAGTTCCAAAAGATAACCTTGAAGCACCTAATACTAGATTTGCTAACGAAGATTTACAACAAACACAGAATCAAGCTGTTTATCACGTTAGAGGATCAGGAGAATACAGAGGTAAAGCTGATCATTACAGAGGACTTAAGTACCCTGATGGCACAACAGGAGACAAAGCCTATGTATTTGATGGTGTCGGTACTACCGACCCAAGAGGTAGATACACACTTGCTTACGGTTTTGATGATTCTTCAGAATACATAGATAAAGGCAAAAAGATACAAAAAGCCTTTGATGAGCTAGATATTAAAGACGGTGATTACTTTGACAGTATCTTCAGAGTTCAATCAGACTTCCAAGGAGAAGTCGCTGATACCTATCTGCCTAAAATGCAAAGAGATTTTACAGCTACTATTGCTACCATTGAAAACACAGACAGATTACCTTTTATAAACATTAATAACGCAACACGTAGTTATCAACAAAACCTTACAGATCAACTAAAAGGTTTAAATTCTCAATCACGTATGTTATCAAGAAATTTGAAAGCTAATTTTGTAAATGCTGTTGCAAATAATGATATTCCCGCTTTGAAAAAAATATTAGGCGAAGATTTATATAAAGCATTTACCGATAACAAATTAGCAGAAAAGATACCAGGTAAGTTTTTTGCACCCAATGATGCGTTTGATGTTGGTGCTACAGGCAGAGCAGTTAGTTTTACAGAGTTTGTAGATGGATTTATAGCACGAAATCCAAAAATGACAAAAAAAGAGGTTATAGACAATATATATAACAAACTTGGTGTAAATCGAGATATAAAGAATTTAGCACCCGAATCAGAAACTCTCGCTGTTATAGACACTATTTTTAAACAAAGAAGATCTATTGATGCAATAAATAAAAAAATTATAGGCAAGTCTGCTAACGCTAGAGGTGGTTTCGTAGATCCAGCACAACAAAAAGTAATTCTTAAAAAGCTTAAAGACTACAATAGACAGATTGATGAAATAAATGCATCTATTGCATCTGGTGCAGATGTTGATGTTGATAGGATTATAGGTCAACTAAATAGAGGTGTGTTAGATCTAGATATAGATAAAATGTCTATTTCTCCTAGAGATGTAGAAAGAGTTACAGGCAGACCTTTCACAGAGTCTTTAGATAAAACTCCAGAAGAAATTTATAACATGACGGTTGGACCCTTGGGAGGAAGACAAAAATATTTCGATGCAGGTCCAAGAGTAGAGGACAGAGTAAAAGCTTATTTTGATGACATTGCCGATGACGGCAAAACTTTTTTAGAATTAGCAAACGGTGTTAAAGTTTTGAAAAAAGCTGTAGGAATTAACGCTAAAGACTTTGGTATGAAGATAGATCCATACTTTGATGGCGGTAATTCTAAGTATATGAAGCTACCTGTAAGAGCCAGAGTTCTTGATGCTTACCGAAAAGGCAGACAAGGTGTGCATATTGGTAATAAACAAGCACAAACTGAGGGTAGTCCAGAAAGAATCGTACAACAATACACTAGCGGCGAGAAAGAAATACAAAAGATACTAGATGAACTCATACCAAACAGAGCTAATCAAAAGGGTATGATTTCTAAAGTAGAGGGCACAGATACCGAATACGATGGAACTTACCTCAAATTTACTGATGAATTGAAAGAAGCTATCAAAGATAAAGGTATAGATGCCTTTAAACTAGGTGGACCCGTAGAAATAGACAAAATGTTAGTTGAGTTATGAACCTAGCACACCTATCGGATCAGGAAATAAAAGAGACTCTGGTTCTCAAAGAACGCCTCCAAACCCTTGAAAAACAGGCAAAATGCCAAGAAAGTTTCCTAGAATACATCAATTATATGTGGCCAGAGTTCATTTGTGGTCGACATCACAAGATATTTGCAAAGAAGCTTGAAGACGTAGCAAACGGCAAAATCAACCGTTTAATCGTTAATATGCCCCCTAGACACACCAAATCTGAGTTCTGTTCTACCTATTTCCCTGCTTGGATCATGGGTAAACAGCCAAATCGTAAGATTATGCAGACTACCCACACAGGCGAACTAGCTGTAAGGTTTGGTCGTAAGGTCAGAAACATGATGGATACCGACAGATATAAGCGTATCTTTACCGAAGTAGAACTCCAAGCTGATTCTAAATCTGCTGGTCGTTGGGAAACCAACAAAGGAGGCGAATATTTCGCTGCTGGTGTCGGCGGTGCTATTACAGGTCGTGGTGCGGATCTACTAATTATTGATGACCCGCATTCAGAACAAGACGCTCTGAGTCCCAGTGCGTTAGAATCTTGTTGGGAATGGTACACTTCTGGACCTAGACAGCGTTTGCAACCTGGTGGAGCCATCATTCTAGTGATGACACGTTGGTCTTCTATTGATCTAACGGCAAAACTGCTTGATGCACAAAAAGAAGATAACGCTGATCAATGGGAAGTGGTAGAGTTTCCTGCTATCTTTCCTGAAACCAACAATGCCTTATGGCCTGAGTTCTGGGAACTATCTGAGTTAGAGAAAGTTAAAGCTTCACTTCCTGTACAGAAATGGAACGCACAGTGGATGCAGACTCCTACTTCTGAAGAAGGTTCTATTATCAAACGTGAGTGGTGGAACATCTGGGACAGTGAATCTATGCCGCCAGTAAGCTATATCATACAAAGCTACGATACGGCTTTTTCTAAAAAAGAAAACGCTGACTACTCGGCTATATCCACATGGGGTATTTTTAGACCAACTCCTGATTCACCCGATTGTATTATTCTGCTCGATGCACAAAAAGGCAGATGGGACTTTCCTGAGCTTAAACGTATAGCTTATAACGAATATAAATATTGGGAACCAGACATGACATTGATTGAAGCAAAAGCCTCTGGTACACCTTTGACTCACGAACTTAGAAGACTAGGCATACCTGTTGTAAATTATTCACCGACTAGAGGACACGATAAATCAACCAGGATGCACTCAGTTGCACCTATATTTGAATCAAACCTAGTTTATGCACCAGAACGTAAGTTTGCAGAAGAAATGATTGAAGAGTGTGCGTCTTTTCCTTTTGGTAAAAATGATGATTTATGTGATACTATGACTCAAGCCCTCATGAGATTTAGAGAGGGTGGCTTAGTTTCTCTGGATGATGATTATATGGACGAGGAAAAAGCACCGATTAGAAGGGTATATTACTAATGGCGATAGATAAAGAAATTAATCCAACAGTTCTCAACGAAGAAAACCAAGTGCCTTTAGGTGATGAGGGAATGGAAGTAGCATTAGCTGCGATTGAAGAAGCTGGTATGGAAGACTTTGTATTGCAAGATGACGGCAGTGCAATATTAGAAGCTGATATGCAAGAATCTATGGAAACAGGGTTCAACGAAAACTTAGCTGAGATGTTAAGTGAATCTGATCTCGGCAGAATAGCTAACGAGCTAGTAGACGGCATTGATAGAGACAAGTCATCACGTGAAGACTGGGAAAAGACTTACACCGATGGTTTGAAATACTTAGGCATGAAGTTTGACGATGAAAGGTCTGAGCCTTTTGAAGGTGCTTCTGGTGTTATTCATCCGTTATTAGGTGAAGCAGTCACAACCTTCCAAGCACAAGCATACAAAGAATTATTACCCTCTGGTGGACCTGTAAAAACACAAGTTATTGGTGCATACGATACTGCGGTAGAGGAACAAGCACAAAGAGTCAAAGACTTTATGAATTATCAAATTATTCATGTTATGGAAGAGTTTGATGAAGAGTTAGATCAGATGCTCTTTTACTTACCCCTTGCAGGTTCTGCATTTAAGAAAGTTTACTACGATGAAACTCTAGGCAGAGCTGTATCTAAGTTTGTTGCACCTGAAGATTTAATTGTGCCTTACTACACTACCGATTTAGAGTCTTGTCCAAGAATTACTAACGTGGTCAAAATGCCAGAAAATGAAGTAAGAAAACTCCAAGCGATTGGTTTTTACCGAAAAGTAGACATAGATACAGGTGAAGAACCTGATATGTATTCTGAAGCTAAAGAAGAAATCAACAAGTTATCAGGCATGGAGCCTTCTTATGATGATGGCGAAGTATCCATACTTTACGAAGTACACTGTAATTTAGATATTGATGGTTTTGAGGACACTGATGAAACTGGTGAGCTAACAGGTGTAAAACTGCCATATATCGTAACGATTGATTCAGGATCTAACGAAATACTATCTATCCGTAGAAACTTCCAAGAAGAAGATCCTATGAAGAACAAGATTGAATACTTTGTTCACTTCAAGTTTTTACCAGGACTAGGATTTTATGGTTTTGGTTTAACGCACATGATAGGTGGTTTATCTAAAGCTTCTACATCAATACTAAGACAGCTTATTGACGCTGGTACCCTTGCTAACTTACCTGCTGGTTTTAAAACTAGAGGTATAAGAATTAGAGATGAAGATACACCGATTCAACCAGGTGAGTTCAGAGATGTTGATGCTCCTGGTGGATCACTTAGAGAATCTATCCAACCACTACCATTCAAAGAGCCTAGTGGCACTTTGTTAAACCTACTAGGTATATTGGTAGACGGTGGTAAAAAGTTTGCTTCTATTGCTGAAATTAATACAGGTCAGGGTAATCCTAATGCACCTGTAGGCACAACATTAGCTTTACTAGAAAGATCTACTAAAGTTTTAAGTGCTATTCACAAAAGATTACACAATTCACAGAAAAAAGAGTTTAAGTTACTTGCACAAGTATTTAAGGAGTACCTACCCCCAGAGTACCCTTATGCCGTAGCTGGTGGCAATGCCGCGATAAAATTATCTGATTTTGATGATAATATAGATATATTCCCTATCTCTAACCCCGATATATTTAGCCAATCTCAACGCATTGCCATGGCACAAGAAATGATGCAGTTAGTTCAATCTAATCCTGAAGTGCATGGTCCTAATGGTATTTATGAGTCTTACAAAAGAATGTACTCAGCTATAGGTGTGGATAATATTGAAAAAATATTGACTCCACCACCACCGACAGAACCAAGTCCACTAGAAGCAGGTTTTGAAAACAACAAGCTATTACTAGGTCAACAGGCTCAAGCCTTTGGTCAACAGAACCATGATGCACATATATCAACGCATATTGCTCTGTTGCAAACACCACCGGTGCAAATGAACGCACAGGTACAAGCTTTGATACATTCACATATCATGCAACATTTACAAATGAAAGCTGATGCTATGGCTGAACAACAAATGCCACCTGAAGCTATGCAACAGTTTCAGCAACTACAACAACAGTCTCAACAGGCAAATCCTGCTGAGGCACAACAATTGGTGCAACAAGCAGGTGATATATTGGCACAGTTCTCTGCACCGATTATGGCAGAACTTATTACTCAATACAGTCAGCAAGTAGCTGATCCTAGTGACGAAGATCCATTAGTTGCCATAAGAAAACAAGAACTTGCCCTCAAAGGTCAAGAGTTATCTATGGAACAACAACAGTTCTTACAAGAAGAAAAACGTAAAGCTATGGACGCACAAAGACGTATTGATGTTGATAGAGAAAGAATAGAAGCTATGGAAGATATTGCAGATTTACGTGATGATACTGCTAGAGCTAGGTTAGAACAGCAAGCACGTTTTAAAATGTTAGATATGCAAAATAAAAATTAAAACTTGCAAATTAAAAAATAAATACACATAATAAAACCCATGATTAAAAGAACAGAGATAAGTCAACAGAAAACACCCAAGGTTTTGAAAAACAAAAACAGCTACAGCAACAAAGGTAATGGATCTTTGAAAACTAAAGCTGGTACTTTTTCAGCTAATACTAAACCTCAGCCTGGTATGGGCAAAGGTAAAGCTAGAGGCATGGGTGCTGCCGAGTTCGGTGGCAAGTTTTCTGGAATCTATTAATGGATCCAGTTTGGCTGGCTAACAAGTTCCTAAAAGAACTTGAAGCCAGGAGAGAGGACACCAAAGATGCTATGTTAGCAGGGTGTAAAGACTTTTCTCAGTATGAATATTTGCGTGGGCGTTACAGTTCTCTAGCCGATGCAGAAAATATATTTAGAGAACTGCTAGGAAAAATACAACAAGATGAGCAAGATACAAGTCCCTGATCATGTTGCAAAGTCGATAGAGGCAGAGCAAAAAGCACAACAACAAGAAGAAACTAAAACCGAAGAAACAACAGATAATGTTGCCTACGTCAAAGAAGAGGCACGGGTTTTAGATCCAACACTTTTAGAAAAATCATTTTTAGAACGTATGCCCCAGCCTACAGGTTGGCGGATACTTATATTACCTTACAAAGGTAAAGCAGTTACTGAAGGAGGAATCCACTTAGTTCAATCAACCGTAGATAGAGAATCTCTAGCTACAGTTGTTGGCTATGTAGTAAAAATGGGTCCTGATTGCTACAAGGATACAAGCAAGTTTGATCATCCTTGGTGCCAGGAAAAACAATGGGTATTGATAGGCAGATATGCTGGTGCTCGTTTCAAACTCGGTGATGAGTCTGAATGCAGAATCATTAACGATGATGAGGTGATAGCTACCATCCTAGATCCTGACGATATTCTTGCAGTATAAGGAGAAAAAATGGCTGAAGAAAATGCAAAGGTTGTAGAAGAGACAGAAGTAGAAGAAGGAGAGATTGTTGAAATAGAACCTGTTGAAGAAGCGAAAGCACAAACGAAGATACCTATGGAGTCTGACGACAAAGAAGCAGACGAACAAATAGAAGATGTATCTGATACACCAGAAGCAAAGAAAGAAGAAGAATTAGAAGATTATTCTAAAAGCGTACAAAAAAGAATTAATACGCTAACTAGAAAATTAAGAGAAGCTGAAAGAGGCCAGGAGTCTGCATACGAATATGCAAAAAGAACTGCTGCCGAAAACGAACATCTTAGACAAAGAAGCTCTAATCTTGATAGATCTTACTTGATGGAAGCTGAAAATAGGCTTAAATCACAAAAACAACAAGCTATGACTGCTTTAAAATCTGCTCATGAAAACCAAGATTATGAGAAGGTTGCAAAAGCACAAGATGTTTTAGCTAAGATTGCTGTAGAGGAAAATAAAATTGTTTCTTCAAAAACAGCAATAGAACAACAACCCGTTCAACAACCAACAAATGTACAGCAAAACTATCAACAACCTGCACCACAATACCAGGCTCCACCACAGCTTGATGAAAAACAAGAAGCATGGGTAGAGAAAAATAAATGGTTTGGTGAGGATGAAATCATGACGTTGGCTGCTTTTACCATAGATCAAAAACTTGTTGCAGAAGGATACGATCCTAAATCAGATGAGTATTACTCTGAAGTAGATAAAAGATTGCGACAAGAGTTTCCACACAAGTTTGAAGAGTCTTCTGCTAAATCGAAGCCTCAACAAAAGGTGGCTTCGGCAGGCAGAGTAGCAGGTAATACCGGCTCAAAAAGACAAGTTAAGTTGTCGCCAGCAGAAGTTCAAATGGCAAAAAGATTAAACGTACCCTTAACAGAGTACGCAAAATATGTTAAAAGGTAATAGTTATGACTGAAAAAGATAACAACGAAATAAACAGAACACCACGTTCTGCCGACACTCGAGCTACTAAAGAAGCTCGCAAACCATGGAGCCCGCCATCAATGTTGGACGCTCCTCCTGCCCCTGAAGGTTATACCTACAGGTGGATTAGAGCCGAAAATGTAGGTCAAGAAGACAGGAAAAATGTAACTGCAAGATTAAGCGAAGGTTTCGACCTAGTGAGATTGGAAGAGTTACCTGATAATTTCCAAGTCAAATTTGACTCTATACAAGAAGGCAAACATTCAGGAGTAGTAGCCCGTGGTGGTTTGCTTTTGGCAAAGATTCCTAATGAAACGCGTGAAGAAAGAAACTCCTACTATGCTGCACGTGCTCAAACTCAGCAAGATGCTGTAGATAATGATCTTCTTAGAGAGTCTGACCCTAACTCACCGATTTTAAAACCGGAGAGGTCAAGCAAAGTAACTTTTGGAGGTGGTCAACGTAGTTGATCATCAAAATTTTAATAACAAATATAAGGTGACTTATTATGGCTAACAAAAATGCCCCATTTGGAGCAAGAGTAGTAGGTAAATTAGGTTCTGGTGTCGCTAATGGCGGTACAACAGAATACGAAATTGCCTCTGGTGCTTCAGGGAATATTTTTTCTGGCGATTTAGTAAAAATGACCAACACAGGTACTATTTTAGTAGCTGCTGCTGGTGATGAAGCTTTAGGTGTGTTTAGAGGTTGTTCTTTTACAAACTCTGCGGGTGAGACTGTTTTCAGTTCTTACTATCCTGATGGCACTGTATCGTCTGATATTAAGGCATTCGTAATAGATGATCCTGATGCTGTATTTGAAATTCAAAGTGCAGGTTCTCCAGCTCAAACTGATGTCGGTTTGAACGCTGATATTTCTTATACTTCTGGCTCTACCAAAACTGGTATGTCAGCAGTTGAATTATCAGGAACAACAGCAGCTACAACTGCTACGTTTAGAATCATGGGCTTTTCGAGTGACCCAGATAACAGTACAACAGGTTCAGCTAACGTGAATGTAATTGTTAAATTTAATGAGCATTTTTATGTCGATCCAACAGGAGTATAAATAATGGCAATTAATAGAGCGCAATTAGCGAAAGAATTAGAGCCAGGTTTGAATGCTTTGTTCGGCATGGAATATGCTAGATACGAAGCTCAACATACAGAAATTTATGAAACAGAAACTTCTGATAGAGCGTTTGAAGAAGAAACTCTAATCGTAGGGTTTGGTAATGCGGAAGTAAAAGCTGAAGGTAGCGGTGTCAGATTTGATACAGCTAACGAAGGTTATACATCTCGTTACACCCACGAAACAGTGGCTTTAGCATTCGCTTTAACTGAAGAAGCAGTTGAGGATAATTTGTATGATAGGCTAGGAGCAAGATACACTAAAGCATTAGCAAGATCTATGGCTAACACCAAACAGATCAAAGCAGCATCTGTTCTAAACAACGCGTTTAGTACAGCAGGTGGCGATGGCGTATCTTTAATTAACACTGCTCACCCTCTAGGGGGAGGCGGTACTTTAGCAAACAGAGCTACCACTATGGCGGATCTTAATGAAACTTCACTTGAAGACGCATTAATTAATATCTCTACATTAACAGATGATAGAGGTCTTAATATTGCTCTTAAAGGTGCAAAGCTCATTATTCCACCACAATTAGTGTTTGTTGCTGACAGATTACTTAACTCTCCAGGTAGAGTTGGCACATCTGACAATGACATCAATGCTATAAACAATACTGGTATGCTACCTGAAGGATATGTTGTAAATAACTATCTAACAGATACTGATGCGTATTTCATAAAAACTGACTGTCCAGATGGATTTAAGTATTTTGAAAGATCCCCAATGTCAACATCATTAGAGGGTGACTTCGATACAGGTAATATGAGATATAAAGCTAGAGAGCGTTATAGCTTCGGTTATTCAAACTTCAGAGCCGTTTACGGTTCTCAAGGGGCTTAAGGAACGATTTATTGTAGCGTTTCTAACTCAACTACAATTCTTAAGGGAGCTTCGGCTCCCTTTCTTTTTTCTAAAATAAGGTATATGATTTAGTTCTAGGATTTATTAACTTGTTCTACAGACTGACCTAGCAGACAAGCCAAGACGGTAGAACTTATTTCCTTAGGAGGAAATTATGGCAAAATCGACATTCTCAGGTCCAGTTAGATCATTAGCTGGATTTATTTCAGCAGGTAATGCAAATGTAGTTAGCTTAACTGCTGACACAACACTTACAGTAGATGCACACGCAGGTAAAGTTCTTACTTGTAATGATGCTGATGGTAAGTTTACATTACCTAGTATTGTAGCTACCGCACCAGGTTCAGATGATGATCCAAATCAAACTAACAACTTAGGTGCTACATTTACTTTTGTAGTTGAAACAGCAGCTACAGACCTAGATATTAAAACTGACGGAACAGATAAATTCGTTGGTGGACTATATATGGGTAAAAGTGATGCAGCAGGTAAAACATTCTTTTCAGGTGCTAGTAATGACGTTATTACTTTAAACGGCACTACAAAAGGTGGTATAGCTGGTACTATTATCAAAGTAACGGCTATTGGTTCAGCTAAGTACGCAGTAGAAGGTATTAACCTTGCTTCTGGTACTGTGGTAACACCATTCGCTGACGCGTAAGGAGTAGATTATGGCAGATGCAGTAACATCACAAACAATTCAAGACGGTGAAAAAACTGCTGTTCTAAAGTTCACTAATGTATCAGATGGATCAGGTGAATCGGCTGTCAAAAAGGTAGACGTTTCTGCACTAACACCAAATAGTGCAGGAGAGTCTTGTACTTCTGTTGGAGTCGCAAGAATATACTGGGCTACAAGAGGTATGGGTGTAAACATTGAATTTGACGCTACATCTAACGTGTTATTAACTGGTTTACCAGCAGATAGCACAGGTGATGAGTATTATGATTTATTTACAGCTATACCAAATAATGCTGGTTCCGGTGTTACTGGTGATATTGACTTTACAACTGTAGGACATTCAAGCGGAGACACATACTCTATTATTTTAGTTTTGACTAAAAACTATTAATGAATGACTACTACAAGACGCAGAAGACAAAAACCTATAGCCAGAACAACAGGTAAAGGTGGTAATTACCGCCCCACTAAAAAAGGGGCGGGAATGACCCGTAAGGGCATCAAAGAACACAGAAGAAAAAATCCTGGATCTAAGCTTCAAGGAGCTGTCACAGGTAAAGTTAAAAAAGGATCTAAAGCAGCAAAAAGACGTAAATCTTATTGTGCTAGATCACTAGGGCAATTAAAACGTAGCTCTGCAAAAACAAGAAACGATCCTAATTCAAGAATTAGACAAGCAAGAAGAAGATGGAAGTGTTAGATGGCAAAAGCTAAAAGCGGTGGCAAAATATGTCCAGCAGGCAAAGCCTGGGCAAAAAGAACCTTTGATACATATCCAAGTGCATACGCCAATATGGCTGCATCTAAGTATTGTAAAGATCCAAACTACGCAAAAGGAAGTAAAAAAAGAAAGAAAAAAGCAAAAGGTGGTTTTGTCTCTATAAGAGGTCAAGGCATTGTTATGGCTAACAGGAGAAGATAGTGGGTCAACTAGCTGAATGGAGAAGACAAAACTGGGTGCGTATAGGCACTGATGGTAAAATTAAAGGACCCTGTGGCACCAGTAAAAACAAAAAAAACCCAGATCGTTGCCTGCCAAAATCAAAAGCACAAAGTTTAAGTAAATCAGAAAGAGCGAAGACAGCTAGAAAAAAGAAAGCTGCTGGAAAAAAAGGCAAAACAGTAGTAGCAAACACAAAAAAAGCAAGAGTTTCATTAAGTGTAGGAGGACCTATGAATAAAAATAAAGCAGACTTAAATAAAGATGGTAAGTTATCCTCATACGAGGAAGCTAGAGGCAGAGCTATAGAGAAAGCTATAGCAAAACAAAATAGAGTAAAAAAACAAAGAGGTGGTTTCATAGCTAAAGGTTGTGGTAAAGTTATGAATAACCGTAGAAAAGTAACTACAATTAGCTAGGAGAATTAAATGTTTAAAAGAACAAAAGGTTATGCAATGGGTGGTGCTGTTAAAGGACGTAAGTACGCTGCAAAAGGCGGTGCTATGAAAGGTTCTAAATATATGGCAAAAGGTGGAGCTATGAAAGGCTCTAAATACATGGCTAAAGGTGGACCCATGAAAAAATCTAAATATATGGCAAAAGGCGGAAAAGTATAATTAGGCTTTCTCTTGTCATATCTAATATCAAACATACCGCAGTTTAAATGCTGGGTTAGAAAAGAATTTACCGCTAATCACCAAAACTATCACGGTGAGTATTTGCATGCATTAGTTATGGCTGTAAATACCATTCCTGACAGATCATTATCATTTCAAGTAGTTTTTACAGGCTGTGAGACTGATTTTGAAGGCTATCCTGATGAAAACGTACATGGTGGTGCTATGTGGGCAAGAATGCCAATACAAGCTCTTGTAGCAGATATACCACTAGATGAATGGCCAAAGCCCATGGAAGATCATTTAGCACAACCCTGGGACTGTCTCAGTCATCATCACAGCGTAGTTAGTTTAGATCGTGTAAGTTCTTCACCTTGGATATGTAAAATTAATGGTGAGTTTTACACAGGAACTTATATGTTTACTGTAGATTACACAGACCATTCAATAGCAGATGATCCTGCACAACACAAACAAAGTCATGTGCTATACTTGACGGATGCTGGTGAATATACTGGTAATTTTGTTGCTTTACCAAATAACAGAGTAAGAGCTACAAATCCTGCTCTTTGGAGAGTAGGACAAGGTGCTCCTGATTTTTCACCTAGTCAGTGGGTTCACTCAGCAGAAAAACATGATAGTTATTTAGATCCAAACATTACGTTTGATAATCTTTACAATCAAGAGGATAATAAATAAATGGCATTATCAGGTAGCACAGATTTTGAACCAAACGTAGCTGAGTTTGTAGAAGAAGCATTTGAAAGATGTGGACTAGAACTTAGAACTGGTTACGATTTAAAAACAGCTCGCAGATCTATCAATCTAATGTTGGCTGAATGGGCTAATCGTGGTTTAAACCAGTGGACAATAGAACAAGCAACGCAAACTGTTACTGAAGGTACTTCTAGTTATTCTTTAAACTCCAATGTTATTGATGTTTTAGATGTAGTCTTACGCAGAACTGTAAACCAAACACAAACTGATATAAGCATGAATCGTATTAGTAGATCTGAATATATCAACATACCAAACAAAGAAACAAAGGCTAGACCATCACAATTCTTCTTTGATAAATTAACAACACCAGCACTGAAAGTTTGGCCTGCACCTGAAAACAGCACTGATATATTAGTTTTCAATAAACTTGTAAGAATGGATGATGCAGATAAGGCAACAAATACTATGGATATGCCATTTAGGTTTTATCCTTGTTTTGTGGCTGGTTTAGCTTATTACTTGTCACTAAAGAAAAACCCACAACTTACACCACAACTTAAGGCTATATACGAAGAAGAGTTCCGTAGAGCTGCTGATCAGGATGAAGACAGAGCTTCATTTAGAATCAGACCAGATATTAGGATGAGATAATATGGCATACGCTCTTGGTAAATTTGCACGAGCTTTATGCGATAGATGTGGTTTTGAATACAAATTAAGCGAACTAAGAGAAGAATGGACTGGTTCTAAGGTTTGTTCACAGTGCTACGAACCTAAACATCCACAACTAGAACCACTGACTGCTACAGCAGATCCTGAAGCATTATATAAACCAAGACCTAATAACGACCATGAAGAAGGTGAGGGTTTTGTAGTAGTGGTAAATTCAAATATATTTAAACCTGATTTTATGAATCCAGCGACATTACCTGCTAACTTTACAGTAGCTAAGATGACAGGTGAATTAGGTGAGGTTACAATAGTTACATGACACTTGCAGAGTTAAAAACACTAATACAGAATTACGTAGAAAACTCAGAAACTACATTTGTAAATACGCTTGATGATTTTATCAAAAATGCTGAAGACAGAATCTTTGAACTGATACAGCTTGATTACTTTCGTAAAAATGTATCTGGTAATCTAACTGCTGGTAATACTTATCTAACAGCACCAACAGACTTTCAGATGTCCTTTTCACTAGCTGTTATTGATAGCAACGGTGATTATCATTATTTAGACAAGAAACATACTACTTTTATGCGTGAATACGCTGTAGATCCTACAGACGCTACTGAAAGAGGTAGACCACTATATTACGCAGATTTTGATAAAGAACTCTCTACAGCGTCTGACAATGGCTCTACGCTTATTGTAAGCCCAGTACCAGACCAAGCTTATAATGTAGAATTACACTATCTTTACAAACCAAATTCATTAGTTACAGACACTACAGGAACCTGGCTTTCACAAAATGCTAGAAATGCTTTATTATATGGTTCATTAGTGGAAGCTAATTTGTTTTTAAAAGGTGAAAGCGATATGCAACAGCAATACGAGCAACGCTTTCTACAGGAAATAACTAGATTGAAAAATCTTGCAGAAGCTCGCGGAAGGAGGGATGAATATCGGTACGATTCTTTGAGGTCACCGGTATCGTAAAAAATACATGGAAAAAATTGAAAGTCTGAAAGGTAAATCAGTTGCCATCGTTGGCATGGGTAAAAGCTGGTTTGATTATAATCTTGCAAAATCACACGGAGTTCACTTTGATGAAGTCTGGGTAATTAATGGTGTTGGTTCTGTAATCTATCACGATAGGGTGTTTATGATGGATCCTGCATCTAGGTTCTTAGATACTGATGATGCTGGTGGTCAAACAGAGAGCATGAAACAAATGCTTTTAGAACACGAGGGTCCTATCTATACCTGTGAACTAGATGATAGATGTCCAGGATTAGTCGAATATCCACTGGAAGAAGTAGTTAATTACTCAAACTGTCACTATCTAAATAACACTGTAGCTTATGCAGTTGCTTTTGCCTATTGGAATGAAGTAGCAAATCTAAAAATGTTTGGTGTTGATTTTTCTTACAAAGGCAACTTACATTTTGCTGAAGCAGGTAGAGGTTGTGTAGAGTTTTGGCTATCTAAATGTATATCAGCAGGTATGCAGGTAGAAGTAGCACATACCTCTGGTTTATTAGATACAGATGTTCCAGCAGAACAAAAACTATACGGTTATCACAGGCTTAAAAACCCATACATCATCTTAGTAGATGAAGAAGGCATAAAACTAGAACGAATAGATAACCTAGAAATAGTTAAAAAAACACAAGAACCTGTGCTTATCGATAGGCACGATTCACACTTAAAACCAGTAGAACCTAAAAAATGGTAGATGAAATAACCCCAGCAGGTATGCCTGGGTTAGGTCTTATAGAGGCTAAAACTACTAATTTTGGCGGACATCCGCCTGAGTTTTGGGCAGAAAGATTGACTGAAAAAATAGTTAGTTCTTCTGATTCTAGTGATCCACACATACAAGAGCAGGCTAGAGCCTACAAAGAACTTATTTATAAGGTTTGTTTGATTTATATAAAAAATGCGTTAAAATCCTATAAAGCTACTCTTATTCAAGAATTAGTTAAGTCTGGTGATACTGAGTTAGCTGATATAATTAAAAGGATATAATATGGCTATAACATCAACTTTAACGACTAGCTTTAAAAAACAGCTTTTAGAGGGAGTTCACAACTTCAAAAACTCTGGAGGCGGTACTTTTAAATTAGCTTTATACACAAGTTCAGCAACTCTAGGTGCTACTACAACAGCATTTACTACTACAGGACAAGCAAGTGGTACAAACTATACTTCGGGTGGATCTAACTTAACAAGAGTAGATCCTACATCAAGTGGTACTACTGGTTTTACAGATTTTGCTGATTTAACTTTTGGTACAGCCACTATAACAGCTAGAGGTTGTATGATTTATAATTCATCTGCAACTAATGCTTCTGTTGCAACAATAGACTTTGGAGGAGATAAAACCTCTACAGCAGGTGACTTTACTATAGTTTTCCCAGCAGCAGCAGCTAGTACAGCTATTATAAGAATAGCTTAAGGTTAGCCTACCATGGCTAATATAACTGGTTGGGGTAGAGGAGCCTGGGGCTCTGATACTTGGGGCGAACCAAATCCAGTTACTCTTACAGGTTTAGCAGCTACCAGTGCTTTAGGCACTCTGTCTGTAGTTGCAAAAGCTAATGTTACTCCTGGATCCCAGGTAGGAACAACTGGTGCACCTGTTGCGGGTGTAAACGCTCAAGCTGTAGCTTCAATACAAGGTGCAACAGGTACTGTTGGAACTGTATCAGTTGATGTAGACGGTGAAGCTAATGTTCCTGTAGCAGGCTTAAGTGCTACAAGTGCTTTAGGAACTATTACAGTTCATGAAAATGAAGTTGTTAATGTTACTGGTCTTTCTGCCACAAGTGCTGTAGGAAGTGTTACAACTATAGCGAAAGCCAATGTAATACCAACAGGTCAGGAGGCTACTGGATCTGTTGGAACACCTAGCACAACAGCAAAAGCTAATGTAAGCGTCACAGGTCAATCTGGAACAAGTGCTTTAGGATCTATAAGCATTGCTTTAGGCATGACAGTGCAAATAACAGGTCAATCAGCAACAGGATCTGTTGGCGAGCCATCAACAATATCTAAAGCAAACGTATCTCCAACTGGCGTAGAAGGTACAGGATCAGTAGGTAGTGTATTGATTTGGTCACTTATTGATGATACACAAACTAAAAATTATGCTAATATAAATACTGACCAAAGTTCATCCTTTGCTGAAAACAATGAAACACAAACCCCAAACTGGGAAGAGGTAGCATAAATTATGGCAACATATGTAAATGATTTAAGGTTAAAAGAAATAGCCACTGGTGATGAATCAGGTACTTGGGGAACAAGTACAAACACAAATTTAGAGTTAATAGCAGAAGCATTTAGTTACGGTACTGAGGCCTCATTTGGTTCAGATGCAGACGCAACAACAACTATAGCAGACGGAGCAACGGATCCAGCTAGAAGTCTGTATTTAAAAGTAACTTCTGGAGCTAGTTTAACAGCAACTAGGACTCTTACTATTGCACCTAATACCGTATCAAAAGTCTGGATTATAGAAAACGCAACATCTGGATCTCAATCAATCAATATATCCCAGGGCAGTGGTGCTAACGTAACTATACCTAACGGGGACGTAAAAGTAGTTTATTCAGACGGAGCAGGATCTGGAGCAGCAGTAGTTGACGCTTTTACCGATTTGAATCTAGGCGGAACTACAACAATATCTGCTTTAAGTGTTAGCGGCACAACAACATTTAGTGATGATGTAACTTTTACTGGAGCATCAAATAATCTTGTTTGGGATAAATCAGATAACGCATTAGAGTTTGCAGATAGTGCGAAAGCTATCTTTGGAGCAGGTTCAGATCTACAGATTTATCATGATGGTTCTAATAGTTATTTAGACGAACAAGGTACAGGTGTTTTATATATCAGAGGTAGTGCTGGTGTATATATCA